AGATCAATGAGCTAGGACTGTCCGCAGTGCTAGGTCAGAAGCTGAGCGCCGAGACAGCTGAGGCAAAGCGCATTGATCGCAGCCAGGGCGATAGCACCATGATGGTGATTGCGCAAAATATGCAAGACATGATTGACAACTGCCTGCAGTTTCATGCGCAGTACCTCGGCAATGCAACTGCTGCCGGTAGCAGCTATGTCAACCGTGACTTCCTCGGCGCACGCCTTGAGCCGCAGGACATTACTGCGCTGCTATCGCTTTACACCGCTGGCACCATCAGCCAGGAAACCCTGCTGCGTGAGCTGGCTGAAGGCGATGTACTAGGCGATAACTTTGACGTAGACGAAGAGCTGGATGCTACATCCAATGCGGGGCTTGATCTACCGTCTGATGGACAGTGAGCACACCAGAAGCGCTATATCGTAACGCCATCGACCTGAACAGGTACAGCAATAGCGTTGCGCGTCGCATCATCAACGTCTACAACGACATCATCATTGATGCGGTTAATCAACTGCGGACCATCGACGAACTTGCTGCACCTATAAAGGCAGCCAGGCTGCGAGCAATCCTTGCGCAGTTAAAGGACAGCCTCGGCACTTGGGCGGGCGATGCAACGGAGATCACAGCGGCTGAGCTGCAGGGCATCGCGCAGCTGCAATCTGAGTTCGTAACCGATCAGCTTCGCAAGGCGTTACCGGCTGGCGCACGGGATGCGGTCAACACCGTGGAGATCAGCCCGCAGTTTGCACAGTCGGTTGTTACCACCGACCCGACACAGCTCAACGTAGTGGCGCTGAGTGATGACCTGTTTGCCGCAGTGCAAGGCGCCCCGGCCACGTTTAATCTGACCGCTGCGCAGGGCGCCACCATCACTCTGCCTAATGGCGAGGTAGTCACCAAGGCGTTCCGTGGCATTGCTGTCGATCAGGCCGAGCGGTTCAGCCAGGTGGTGCGGCAGGGACTGCTGACTGGCGAGCCGACGCCTGCCATTGCCAAACGGCTGATTGGCAGTCTGCAATTTGGCGAGGAAGCCAAGACCGTTAGACAGCTCATCGCTGCAGGCGGGCAGGCAACAGCAGTAGCAGACAATCAAGTCGTCGCCCTGATACGCACCAGCATTAACCAGGTGGCCAACACCGCCAGCCAGCAGGTCTACGAGGCCAACCAAGACATTACGCCGCGCTACAGGTACGTTGCTACCCTCGACACTCGCACCAGCGCGATCTGCCGAGCGCTTGACGGCAAGGAATTTGCGTATGGCAAAGGCCCGATGCCGCCGCAGCACTTCAACTGCCGCAGCACGACCGTACCAGTCATCGATCCAGACATCCTGCCGCCATCCACCACTGCAACCCGCGCCAGCAAGGATGGTCAGGTGCCGATTGACCAGAGTTACGGAGAATGGCTATCTAAGCAGCCACGGAGCGTGCAGGCTGATGCGCTTGGCCCTGGCAAGGTTGCATACTTCAACCGGCTTGCCAAGAAATACGGCCCACGCGATGCCATCGCCAAGCTGGTACGCGATGATGGGTCAGAATTAACCTTAGAACAGCTCCGCAAACGATATGGACCTGCCTAACCTGCGGCACTTTCGCAACGAGGGACTGTTTACGGTCAGCTCAGATCCTGTTGAAGCATTAGCCGGTGAGGCATGGGTGCCAGCGATCTACACCGACAAAGGATGGGCAACAGCAGACGGCGCTAGCCTGCTGGCAGGTATTGAGGAATGGCGGCATGGCAAAGAAGCCGACCAAGGCGGACAAGAAAGTCGCCAAGGTGATGGGCGAGTTCAAGCGGGGAACACTGCAAAGCGGCAAGCCAGGCCCCGGCAAGGGACCAAAGGTCAAAAGCCGCAAGCAGGCAATAGCCATTGCTCTATCTGAAGCCGGTAAAGCCCGCAAGCCAAAAGGTAAAAAGTAATGGCACGTCGCACCATCAGACGAGACAGGAAGGGCCGGTTTGCTGGCTCTGGTGGCGTTACCTACGGCAATCGCAGTGACAGGGATTCGGATAGGCGTGCAGCGAGACGCGAGACAAGCAAGCTCAATAAAGAGCAAGCAGTATTACGGCAAAAGCTAGACAAATTAAAAGCCAACGCTCCATCGGCTAAAGCTGCATCAGCTCGTGCTGGCCTGGCTGCCGCACAAGCCAAAAAGGCTGCTGCCACTGAGAAGCTAGCGGCAAGCAAGGCCAGGATGGCTGATCTCAAGGCGCAGCTCGCCGCAAGCAAGGCAAGGCTTGGCGGCAAGTCAGCAACCAAACGCGGCGGCCGGTCGTGATCACCTATCGCGGCGAACAGTTTGAGGGTTACAACAAACCCAAGCGGACGCCAAATCATCCGACCAAATCACATGCGGTACTGGCCAAGGAGGGCGAGACCATCAAACTGATCCGGTTTGGTCAGCAGGATGTCAGCGGCAGCCCGCCACGCAAAAACGAGTCAGCAGCAGATAAAGCCAGGCGGGCATCATTCAAGGCAAGGCATGCCAGCAACATTGCTCGCGGCAAGATGTCTCCGGCGTTTTGGGCTGACAAGGTGAAGTGGTAGCTCAGTAGACTGCTAGTAACCGACACGGAACCATGGCACAACGGCGAGATTCAAAAGGAAGATTCGCCGGCGGCGGCGGCGGCGGCGGCAGGAAAGGTGGCGCTCCTAAAACCACAAGTGCACGCGGTCGTGCGCAAGCAGTAGAGCGCAAGGCATCAAAGGAGCTTAAGGCTGGCGGCGGCAACAAAGCGGCAAAAAGTAAAGCTACGGCGCAACGCGCGCGAGATTACTACAAAGCAACCAGCACCGGAACAAAGCGGAGTGCAGTAAAAACTAAAACTAAGCCGTCGATAGCCGAGCGCAAGCAAGCATTGGTCAAAAAAGTCAGCCAGGACACCCTTGCGGGGCGCAAGGTAAGCTCAGCGGCGCGGAGCTATGTAAGAGCACAGCAAACCGCAAAACAAACAAAGACCGGCAAGGGCAACAAGGCCGCAAGGCGGATGGCTAGTCTCGGATAAAGTCATCCCAGCTACCGAGATCTTTCATCAAATTTTCGGCAGCGGCTGAAATCAATATCAAATCTCCATCTTCGTCTTTTGCAACAGCGGTAACTGCCGATACATGCAAGTTGCCTACGGCGGCATAAAGCATCGCCTCGGCGCCATCTTCGTCGATGTCGATCATGCCTTGCATGGCATTGCGCAAATCCCGCAACGTTACGCCGTTTTCATTGCTGCGTAGAATCTTCATCGTTTAGCTCAAGAGCAAAATAAGCTTACCATTGGATGGTAGAATTAACGCGCACTTTATCCCTGCGGGATACGCATGTCTGATGAAAACCAGATCCAGGAGCCTGCGGCCACTGGTGACACCGAAGCGCTGCAACGCAGTGTCGAGGCGCTTGAGCGCAAGAATAAAGAGCTGATCGCTGAGTTACGCGCTGCCAAGAAAGCGCCAGCGTTGCCTGATGGTGTTGATGTCAATGAGCTATTGGAGTTCAAGCGCAACCACGAGCAACAGCAGCTTGAATCACAAGGCAAATACCAAGAAGCGCGACAGGCTCTGGAGCAACAGTTCCGTGAGGCGACGACGGAAAAGGACCAGCGCATCGCAACCCTTGAAGCGCGAGTCCGCGAACTGGAGCTCGTCACACCAGCAGTAACGGCATTGGCCGACATCGTGCATGACCCTGACCTGGTGCTCAAGACCAAGCTGAGCGCCGATCAGATCGAACGCGATGCTGATGGCACCGTAGTGGTAGTTGACGGCTACCAGCGCACGCCTGTCAGCGAATGGGCGAAGACGCTGCCAGCATGGATGCAGAAGCAACCCAAGCCACAAGGCAGTGGCGCACCATCAGCCGGTGCCAGCACTGGCGGCATTCCGGCAGGCATGGCTAACCCATTCAGCCGTGAATCGTTCAACCTGACTGAGCAAGCGCGACTGTTTCGTACAGATCGCGACCTTTATGATCGCATGAAAGCAACAGCTAACCGCTAAGCTATTGCCAACCGGCTGCGCTGGTGCTTTGGGCTGCGCCCACACCGTAAACCATTTCCCCGAGATGAATCATGGCGACTCTTCGCTCTGACATCATCATCCCAGAGGTTTTTACGCCTTACGTCATCGAGCAAACCACGCAGCGTGATGCCTTCCTGGCTAGCGGTGTGGTGCAGCCCATGGCGGAGCTGAATGCAACTGAGGGTGGTGACTTTATCAACGTCCCCTTCTGGAAAGCCAACCTGTCTGGCGACTTTGAAGTGCTGACCGATAGCACTTCGCTGAGCCCCGGCAAGATCACTGCTGACAAGCAAGTTGGCGTGATCCTGCATCGTGGCCGCGCCTTTGAGGCTCGTGACCTGGCAGCCCTGGCTGCCGGTGCCGATCCCATGGCCGCCATCGGCGCCAAGATCGCTGACTACGTTGCCAACCAACGTCAGAAAGATCTGCTGTCCTGCCTTGCTGGTGTTTTCGGCACCCTCGGCACCACCAGCTCGTCTGCTGCCTTCTTCGGTCTGAGCATCGACGGCGAATCTGGCGACACCCCCACCACGCTGAGCCCGCGTCACGTTGCCGAAGCCCGCAGCCTGCTGGGCGACCAAGGCGACAAGCTGGCCGCTGTTGCCATGCACTCCAAGGTCTATTACGACCTGGTTGAGCGCCGTGCAATCGATTACGTCAGCACTGCTGAAGCACGCGGCACCACCACCACCCAATCGGGCGGTTCGATGGCTGCAGCATTTGGCGGCGAAGTGAACGTGCCGACCTACATGGGTCTGCGCGTGATCGTGTCTGACGACGTGCAGACCGAAGGCAGCGGCAGCTCGACCGAGTACGCCACTTACTTCTTCACCCAGGGTGCTGTTGCCTCCGGCGAACAGCTCGCAATGCAGACCGAAACCGACCGTGACATCCTCGCCAAGAGCGATGCCATGTCGATCGACCTGCACTACTGCTACCACCCTGTTGGTGCTAAGTGGGGCGTCACGACCGCCAACCCGACCCGCGCTCAACTGTCAACGGTTGGCAACTGGTCGAGGGTGTACGAACTCAAGAACCTTGGGATCG